CCTCTTCATAAGAGGCAATGGGAGCATTTTCGCTCCCTAAAATTTCATTATTGTCAGTAAGTAGTTCAATACACTACGGGCTATATACTCATTAAACCCTAGCGGTATGTTTTAATATGCTGCAAGACAAACAGCAGGACTAAATAGCCCTTCGGGGGAACGCCCCTGCCTTCTTCACTATCCCTTCCTTTAATAAATAATCAAATAAAGATACAAAAATCAATTATAAATAAGTATATTACAGGAAAGTGGAACCTTTTGGCTACGACTTGGTAACAAAGCCGCCGAGCCTGAACTCTAGAGTTCAAACTCGGTACGATATGAATTATCGTGATAGCGCTTCACGAGGACCGAATGGGAGGGTAGCTCCCGTCCGACTTCCTCGAACCACGCTGAAAGCCCAGCACGGGCAATGACGCGCTTCAAGAGCCGCGTCTTCTCCTCAAAAACTTCAGGACCATAATGCCACCACGAAGAATGGGCGGCACGAATGATCTCTGAAATCTGTTCTTGCTGAGTAATGGTCTTCGACTCCACCATGACACACAACATCTTGTGTATGGAGTCCTCCTCGAGCGGGGCTAAATAGCCATCCAGCTCAGCAGACCAACGCCAAGTACGCTTCAAAAAGCTCACTTCCGCAATGTTCACAAAAGGAACCGAATCACTCTCCTTGTCAGGCATAGTGTAGGTAATTCCGATTGCACCAAGGTGATCAGCGATCACAGTGTGGTTGAAAAACTCACACTCCTCGGAAACACCCATGGCATTGTCGTCACCGTAAGTGATCAACGCCACGTGTTTGCGAAAGTTGCTCACATCACCTCCGGCACGAATATACGCATAGCGCACATAGATCGAGTTCACCAACGAATTAATGATCACGGTCAAAGGATGCCCGGAAGGATTGGAACCATAAAAGGTGATCAGATCACCATTAAAGTTCATGAGCGGATGAGCGGTATCGAAAGCGACTGTCCACATTGCCAAAATCTCCTCTTCGCAAAAGTTCCCACTGAGCTTAGCAAGCTCAATGAGGATGCGAAAAG